CTTGGGCACGATTGGAAGCACTATTCATTAACTGCTTAACGAAGGGAACTTTAGCGTGGTATTGATCGAACAATTCTGCAGCTTTATCTTTTGATACCCCTAATTCGGCCTGGAGTTTAGCTTTACCCATACCATAAAACAATCCAAGATTAATTACCTTAGCTTGTGATCTTGGAATCTTTGCCATTTCTGCTACGACCTGGTGAAAGTCTGTAGAGGTATCATTTTCATAATTATCTATTACATCATTAACTGATGGAAATTTGTGTAAAGCTGCATAATGCACTACCAGCCTAGGTTCTTGTTGAGAATAGTCAAAACAACCCCATGTATGGCCTTCCTCTGGTATAAATATAGACCTAATCATAGGTCCAAGATCTTTATTTCTGGCTGGAAGCTGCTGTAAATTTGGGTTTGAGTATGAGAATCTACCGGTCACAGTTCCGCCATAATCCGACCTTATTTGATTTATGTCTGCATGGATCCTGCCTTTATGTTCATGTTTAATTATGGTATCAATAAAAGTAGTATGAGCTTTATTAACTTCTCTAGCTTGAGCAATCATTCTCACAACAGGATGACTGTGGTTTTGAATAAAATTTTTTGTAAAGGATGGAGCTTGTGATTTTGCAGTTCGTTCGTATGGTAAACCAAGTTTATCAAAAACTTTGGCAACACTTCTTGCAGCCATTAGCTGAACGTCTATTTGCGTTTCTTTTTTTATTTTGTGCAGGAGCTCTTCTTCTTGCAATGTTAACTGTTGCTTTAATTTATGAGCTCGTTGAGCGTCTACTCGGACTCCAAGGAAACGCATGTCTACCAGACAAGGAAAGAGATCAGTTTCCAATTCAAAAATAGATTCAACGTCTTGATGTATTAATTCTTTTTTAAATATTTGCCATAGTTCTAATGTAAGTTCTGCATCTTTTTCTGCGTAAGATCCAACATACATTGCTGGCAGTTGCCACATATCTGCTTTTGGATCTAGTCCTCTAGACTTTGCCTCTTCATTTAACGCAGCTTCATTTTTACCATGACCTAAGTAATCCCAGGACAAACTATTTAAATCAAATCTAAATCTGTTTTCATCAATTAATGATGCAGCAATCATAGTATCTACTATCTGTCCATTTATTTTAAGACCCATAGATTTAATCCAACACACATCGTACATTGCGTTGTGAAATATTTTTATAGCATCGGACTCACAAATATCTTTAAACCACTCTAAAGTTTTTTTACGATCCATGTTTGGCCCTGATCCATGAGCAATTGGAAAATAAAATTTTCTACCTGGCACAGCAACCGCAATACCTACAACTTCTCCATTTTTAATAATAGATCCACTGCCTTTTGATTTTAAATCAGGATCTCTTGTCTCTAGGTCAATTGCAATCTCATCGTATTTTCTTAGATCTGGATATTCTTCTGGTTCATTCCATTCTGTCTGTGCTTCAAACAAAGGTACTTTCATGAATAATCTCTTTCCTTAATCATTTCTAAATAATGTATTGCTTTATCAATATCTTTTTCTTTTCCCTTAGATTGGTGCCTGCAAATATATTTTATAGCATTGCCCTCCGCGAATAATAATTTGTTTTCATTTATAAATTCTGCAGGTTGTATCTTCATGTTACGATAATGTTTCCCGCCTACCTGGTCCTCTAATGAATTGTATGTTGTGCCTTTAAAGATATCTTTAGATGTCATAGTTGATATCCCTTCCTTTCAATTTTTGCTCTCATTAAATATAAGTTTCTTTTAGCTCTCGTGCAACCTACATACCATACTCTGTGCTCTTCGTCACGCTTTATTACACTTTTTATTGTAGCTTCTCTTATTTTTTTAGCATTGTCTAATACTAAAATTACGTTCTCACATTCTCCCCCTTTTGCTGCATGAATAGTAGATACTTTAATTCTTGCTTCATCATTTAATTTTTCTTTATTTGACAACATCAATCTTATATAAATTTTATCTTCAGCTGGCGCATTATCAAAACATTCAAACCACTTTAAATCTTTCTTAAGTTCTCTATTGCCCATGTATTCTTTGATGTCCTCTAATGCTGTATCGGGTATTGACTCGCCATTTAACCATTTGCTATGATTAATAATGGCTCTGTATAATTTAGTATTATAACTTTTTAGATGTTTGTTTTCATAATACAAACCTTTTACTTTTAACAGATCACATATTTCTTTAGATCTAGATAGAGTTCTAGTTAAGATTAACCAATCCTGACTAAATAAGTCAAGATTCTCTAAGCTATTGATTTTGCTACACAAACCTTCTTCATCTCTAGGAAGATAATTTTTAGTTGCTCTTAACCCTTCAATCCTAGCAGTAATAATTTCTGAAATGTCTTGCACTGCTTTAGGTATTCTACGTGATTTAGATAATACTTTTTCTATGGCTTCTTCTTGTATAAATCTATCTACATCTGCTCCTGCCCAGCCATATATTGCTTGGTCATCGTCTCCTGCAAGATAAACTTTTTTAGATTTAGATTTTAATATGTCGTAAAGTTTCCATTGTATTGGGGATAGGTCTTGGGCCTCATCAATAAATACTACATCAAAGTCAGGAATTTTATCAGGTTGTTGTACAATGTCATGAATCATGTCTGTAAAATCAACTAAATTATTTACATCAGGATGTTTATAGTTGTTGTAGTTTGCTTCTATATGTTTTAAAAGATCTGGATCTACATTAGTAGAATGTTCAGCTGTGCAGTATTCATCCCACACCGGTATATCTTTTTCTTTTGCTTTTAAAATAATTTGAAAGTATTCATTATCACATGTTAAGTAAGGAGATGCGTCGGCATCTTTTTTTGCATTGACTCTTACACTAAGTTCTTTACCTAGATCATTGTAATGATAATCCTGCATTACATTTTCTTCTCGGAGTCCTAAGCTATGAAAAGCTAAAGAGTGTAGTGTTTGAAAATATTTTAATTGTTTCTTTTTATATTGTGGATTTTTTTTAAGCATACGATCTTTTGCTTCGTTCGCAGCTTTACGTGTAAATGCAAAGTACCCTAACTTATTGACGGGAGTGCCTATTCTTATGTAGGCCATGGCACGTCTAATTAATTTTTCAGTTTTACCAGTACCTGGTGGACCGTATATCTTAGTTACTTTTTTCATCACTCGGCGAAAATGTATCTACAAACTTTCCAGAAAAGTTAAATGTACCGTGATGTCCAACCTCACAATGAACTAGAGCATGAAGTTTAAATCCCGCTTGTCGCGCTAGACTACAAAAAGAAACATCTTCTCCATACCAAGCACCTTCTTTTGAATCAAAAGAATTCTCCCAAAAATTATATAAATATTTTTTAGCTTCCTCGGATATACCAGAAGAGTGGTTAATTTTTAATTTAGGATAATCTTTAATTAATTTTTCATACACCGATCTATGAATAAGAGTAAGTCCTGCAGGTCCACCTATAATTTCCGTGATTCCTGATTTATCAATATTGATATTTTTATAATCCGGAAACGCTACAGAATAAGAAACAGAATTATCATGAGTCTTCTTTCTGTAAGGTGCACAGATAAAATCTTTTTGCGCCATGATCATTGAGCCAACAACTTCAGGTTCAAAGCTTACATCAGCGTCTACAAATAATTGATAATCATAATTAGATTCTAAAAATAGAGCTGCTAATATATTTCTAGAATACCCTACATAAGGTGATTTAAATGTAGATATGTTTGTTTTAATTTTAGCTGCTGTAAATTTATCAAATAGTTTTAATAAACTTAAACAAGTTGGTACTTGCATAGTATCATAACAAGGCATTGTGACATGCACTTTAGGTATTTTTTTGTCCGTCATAGTATATCCTTTTTGCTTTTCATTGGTATTATTTCAACAGGGTTTTCTTCTCTTTCAAAATGAGTCATTAATATTTTGACACATCTTACTGGGTTATGAGATTTTTTTTCTGATTCTTTTTTAGGATATCGTTTAAGACTCCTAAGTTCAGCACCAAAAAAATCCATCATCATTTGTCCGGTCCTATCTATTTTAGCTTTCCATTCTTTATTTTTTAAAAAATTATAGAAAGGATCGAATACAAAATAAGCATAGCCATCATCAATTAATGTGCTACC